AAAGCATAATTTGTTCCAGCTGAAATTTGTGTTACGCCAGTTAAATTAATTCCAGAAGCAAGTTGTCTATAATTATTTCGTCCCCAACCAGTTACAAATCCAGAATATCCATTTCCACTTAATAATGCTAATGAAAAATTATTTCCAGCGCTAATATCTATAACATTTGATAAATTAAATAAAGGGGAACTACTCCAATTTCCAGTAAAAGCTCCAAAACGATCATTAAATCCTGTTGCTGCTGATACTTGTCCATAAGTATTTGCACCCCAACCAGTTATTTTACCATTATTTAATAAAGCTAAAGTATGATAATCTCCTGCTACGACTTTAACTACTCCTGTTAAATTATTGCCTCTAGAAGATTGAGAATAAAAATCATTACCCCATCCTGAAATTTTTCCACTTATATTCAATTGAGCTATTGCGTGTTGAGATCCTAATGCTAAATCTATTACTCCAGTTAAATTTCTCCCTAGATATGTTTCTCCTGCGGTATCATAACCTAATCCAGTTATTCTTCTATTTTCTAACAATATTAAAGAATAAGAAGCTTTCGTATAAGCTTTTAAAATATCCATGTCTACATCATCTTGATTAGTAAATGTAATTTGTCTAGCTTCATTATATCCCCACCCAGTAAAACCAGAATAATAAGAATTATAAATTTCTGCTGGTGCTATTTTAATATTTCCAGTGCTTAAATTTTTTATTAAAAATGCTTGACGATTTACTACTTCATTTAAATAACCAGTTGCATTTGCTCCATTAAAAACATGAATAAATCTGCTGGCTACTGTAGCGTTATTATCATGAAATGAATATGAATAAGATTTATGATTTATATTTAAACTTGTTAAATCTATACCATTTGAATTTAAAGAAATAACTTCTTCTGCTAAATCTTGATCATTATTAAATCTTATTTCTGAATTTGTAACCAGATTAACATTTTCTCCAAAAGAAACTTTCTCTAATAAAAGATTACTTTTAGAAAGACTTGCTGCTTTATAACCATCATCATTTAAAAAATCTATTGTTCTATTATTTTTTACTTTAATAAAAGCTAAATCTGTTCCATAATCTGTATAATTAAAACTATATATATCTGCATATTCAAAATTAATTGGACTTAAGGGTACAAAACCTGTCCAATTTGTTTGAGGAAAAACTTGATCTTTATAAATTTGAACTGAATCAGAATAATTATCATATAGAGTTCTTCCACCACTTATAGAAGTTGTAAGTCTCCAAGCATATTTATTTGAAACACATTTATTATAATCACAAAAGAAAATATAAAATGGTCCTGATGGATCACTCTGCTCGTAAAGATTTAAATTTGAATTAAAAGAATAATATCCACTTACAGGATAAGAAGTATTAGTATTTGGATCTGTTATGCGTGTATTTCCAGAAGCTTTTATTAGAAATGGTAATAATCTTGAGCTATCTGTGATATATTCAAAATATTTATCATTTCGTAGTAACTGATCTCCAGTGTTATAAACTAAATTAGTTCCGTATACATCCCCATTTATATAAACCATTTCTGGATGAGAAAAACTCAGAGGTAAATTTTCTCCAATTGTTATTTTATTAATTGGATCTATTTTAACGAATGGATTTGATGATCCTGTATGATATATTAATGTTAATGCTCCACTTTTTAGATTATTATTTAAACTAATATTTCCTTTTAAATTTATTGTTCCGGGTTGCGGTTCAAGACCTGCCGAAATAAGAACTGATGTGCCAGCCGCGCCAGTTCTATCGTTTCCGCTAAGTAATATAGTTTGATTATTTACTATAAATTTATTATTTGAATCATAAATCCCACTAGAGAAATATAAATCACTTTTAAAAGTTTTAATCCCACTTATTGTTTGATTACCGCTTGTATAGACTACGTTATTACCAGTAACATTTATGAAAAGAGGAATTCCAGTATTTAAACTATTGGCAATAAAACCTGATAATTCGGCTTGATCTATTTGTTTTAATCTAATAAGATTTTGGGCCATAATTTTATGCCTCTATCTTTTTGCTATGATAAAGAATACTCGCTACATAACTATCTAATCCATGTTCTGCTGCAATAGTTTGAATATCAGAAATTTTATCAGGATTTTTATCTTTAGGATTTTTTACATATTCATTTATTACAGAGTCCCAAGCCTCTGGATTTTCATTTGAAGCAATCACTTTTACTATTTCAAATGCGACTTCTTTTTGTTGTTTAGAAAGTTTGCGAAGAGAATGTCTTTCTCTTAATGATGCTTCTACTTTTTCTTGTAACCTTGAAGCAAGTACAAAATTATCTTTAATTTTTTCTATATCAAATAGTGTTGCTTTAGATTGTTTCCCTTGACCTTTTGGACTAATATTTTTTGTAGCTTGAGGAATTCCAGTTGATCCAGATGGTCTTCCTGCTTCACCCATTTTAACTCCACCAATAAGCGGTTGATAAAGACCTTGGTCTTTTAATTCTCTAAATTTTTCTTGTGAAATAATTGAATCTTCATTTTCTGGAAGTTTTCCAGATTCTAATGCGGCGATGCCTTCTTCTGGAGTCAAGATTCCAAGTTCCATTAGTCTTGTATAAATTCTAGAATATTGAACATCATCTTTAAGATCAATATCTTCAAAGAATGGAGTTGGATAATTTTTAAATCCAAGATCTTTGCTGATTCTTCTAACTTCTGGATATAAGAAATTATTTAAGAAAGCCTCTCTGGATTGCTTTAATCTTTCAATAAATACTTGAACCTTCATGCTACCATTAGCAAACTTATCATTTCCAATTAGAATATTATTTAAACCGACTAAAATATCTCTATCAACAACTTCATATTTTTCTGGTCCCATTAAATTACCAATTTCTGGAATAACAAATTGAGCTTTTGTTGTATAATCTGCAATAAGAACACGACCAACACTTTGATTTGTAAATAATCCTTGCATTGCTTCAAGATTTTTTTGATTAACTCCACCTTTATCTGGATCAGTTCCCATTGTTACTAATAAAACTATTTGTTGCATTGTGCGAGCAATAGACATATCCATCTTTTTCATTTCTGCTTTCCAGTTAATATCTTCAAGAACTGGGAATCCCATTGGAACTGCAAATGGCTCATAATCTTGCTTCTTATAGAATACAGCGGAAAGTCTATCGCGATCTAATGGCAAAGTCAAAATACCAACTCTAGTTTTTGTAATAAGCTTTTGTGTTTCTGGTGGTAAACTTTCTAATACTTCTTTATCTTCTGGAGTCTTTGGGGCTTTTAATCTTTCTAATTCATAATCTGTTAAAATTTTATAATATCTTCCTACTGAAAAATTAATTGTTCCACCAATTTGAACATCAGCGGGATTAATAATATTATATCTTGCTGGTAACATAACATCCGCAGCTTTTGCAGATAATCCAAAAGTTTGAGTAATTCTATTAACATCTTCTGGTTTAATTTTTGTATCAAAACGATAAATAAATACATTACCACTTCGATAATATTCGCGGAAAAATTGATCAAGCAAATCGAATATATTTATTTTCTTTAACCACGCACTAAAAAAGTCTCTACTCTTTTGACTTCCACCCTTGAAATAAATATTACTGCAAGAAAATTCTGTCATTAAATCAATCGTATTTCTAAATACTGCAAAATTATAATAGCATTTTTGGCAGAGAATGACCGCATCGCGGACATTCATATTAGAGTTATTAGATACTCCAGTTGAAAATCTAAATGGAATTAAACCACTATCAATATTTTTATATCTATCTGTTCGTGTAATATCTGCTGATACATTTCTTCTAATTTGAGTATTAGAGGAATCTCCAGAATCCGATCTGTAAGATGACGCTTTTGCTTCATAAGTAGAAGCATCTGATACCATTAGAGGTTGGATTTCTTCACTTTTTACGATTTTTTCTTCTTTTTCGGGTTTTTTAGCCATTTTTATTATTAAATATTACACATTATCTGATCATAATAGGCGAAAAAGTCGCTTCTGCCTGTACGATCTGTACGCTCATCATATCATTATAGCACTTTACGGCCCAATTTGCTAACATAAATGCTGAATAATTATCTTTTCTGGCCTTATTTGCAGATGCACTTCTTTTTAAATGCTGTGGTAAATCAAAACTTTGAGTACCACGGCTAGTAGCTGAATGTTCAATTAATACACATTGCTTTTTCGTCTGATAGATAAAGTCGTCTTGATTTTCGATAAAGTCTAAAACTGTCCAATCCTTCTTATCATCGACTCTCATTAAATCTAATGGTAAATTTAAACCTATTGTTTGATTAAATGAGGCTTCATCTGACGCTGTTCTACTTGCAAACCATACTCTTTTATAATCAATACAAGCTTGTAGATATTCGTTTGCTTTACGAATAAAATTGCTTGTAAATACTTGATTAAAGGCTATTCTTTTATCATCTAAATTGTATTTATTTTTGGCGTTTTTAATCATTAAATCGTAATCTATACCTTCTAACTCTGAATCTATATCTAATGTTTTAATTTCTAATCTATTATCTTTAAATAAAGTAGATTGGTTGCATGCAGATAAAAATGTATCTGCGCCAGCATTATCAAGAACCATAAATACAATATTAAAATTAGTTAAAATATAATAAAGATAATTAACGTGATTTTTTAAATTACCAAGACCTGCATAAGTATGAACTAAAATACCTTGACCCTTTTCTTCATCTAATTCCATAACTGCCATAGCAAAATAATCTGCGTTGGGACTATCGCTCATATTAGGATCAATCCCTAAAATATATTTTTTCTTAGGATCGCCCTTCATTAAGGTATGAGGGGATTCACCAGTTTTTAATGTACATTCTTCCATCTTTTTTGCATTAAAATAACTATCACTACCATCTGTGAATTGCGCGCAATATTCTCGTAAGAATCCACTATGACTTGATCCACCAGCTTGAGCTTCTTCAATAATTGTTTTATCAATCATTTCTTCTGGAAGAGCTTCGTAACTTAATTGACTTACAAAGTATGTAGCTTCACCTCTTTCTGGACTATTAATTTTCTCACACCATTCATTATAAGTTTTATAAAGATTTTCAAATGTATAGCTCGCAGATGAAAGAGCAATCATCTTGCTTGTATTTTCGAATACCATTCTATCTTTTTCTTGCATGAGTCCTTCTGATATTAACTTATCTTCAAACTCACGAATCTCCATTCGCTCTTTCATGTTTTGTGGGGCTACTAAGAATGGCATTAAAACGTTTTTAATAATTTCTTCTGGAAGCAAAAGAAACTCGTCAAGAACAAGAATGTTAGCGCGGAAACCTCGAATCTTTTCTCCGTTAAGAGGAATAGCTACAATACTTCCACCATTTATCTGCCATTCAAATTGATCATTTCTTTTAGCTTTAACTCCAAAGCATTGAGATAATAATTCTGCTCCGGGACTTTCTACAATCTTTTCAAGATTATTAAAAATAAATCTTGCTGTTCTGAATGTTGGACCAGCTATAAGAATCTTTGTGTTAGGTTCAAATACGCATTGAAGAAAACAAAATACTGCGCCCATAAAAGACTTGCCACAACCACGACCAAACACACACATATTAAAGTTTCTGTTCATCATAGCTTTAAGATGAATTTCTTGGTAAGGGGCAAGCTTTACTCCGCTGATAAGTTCAGTAGAAAATCCAAGATTAGCTCTTAAGAATTTTGCAAGACTAATTTTAGCCTCTTTATCATTAAGAAAACCCTTTAGTTGTGAAAGCTCTGCATTTACATCCTTAACTTCTCTTAAATATTTGTCTGGACAATATATCATAAGATTTTCATGTCGTAGGCTAATTGAAGATCTATCTTCTTATAAAAACAATTACTTGCAAAAATAGATTCAATTATTCTAGTCATTTCTCCTCGTCCATCAACAAATAGAAATTGTAAATTATCATAGTTTTGAAGAAGTTCTCGTACATTATGGAATATATATTCTGGTGTTGCTTTTATTTTTTTACTAATATGAGGAAGATATTGGAAACTTAAAGCACTTGTTAATTTTTCTTCTACCATAACAATGATATAAGAGTTATTCTTTTTAGCCTTCTCTATTTCATTTTTAAATCTATCGAAATTCTTTACGCTTAGAGTACTAATAAAATCGCTAAGACTTTTTCTTTCTATAAAGCATCCACAATTATCATTTGAACAAGCATAATCTCCAAATCCAAGAGTTTTAATTTCAAAAGGCGTATTGAATTTAAGCCAGCTTTGCTCGCGAGTATCAACATAGATTGTATCTTTATTTGTCAATTTGTTCTTGAAGTGATCTCCAAGAAGGTTAGGATGAATGAATTTATTTTCTAGACCAATAGATGAACAAATATCATAATAATCTTTAAATATAGTATTATAAAATATAATAGATGGCGCCATGATTGTTCTAAGCTCAACTTGAGTTGGTGAATATATAAGATTCTTAACTTCTTTTCTTTTGATTAATAATTCCTTGCAGTACTCTTGAGCTTTCTCTGGAGTTTGGGTCTTGAGCCACTTCTTCATATTATTCTTATCATTAAAATCACTATTTAAGTATTGCTCTTTAGTTTTAAAATTAATTAATTCATTAGTCAATAAATCTCTACGCTCAAAATACTTTTGATAGTATTTAACTTTATTAAGACCATATCCTTTTAAAGCCATATGAAGAGCTTTATCGTCTTTAAATTCTTTACCATCGACTTTACATATAACTGACATAAATTATCCGTTCAATATTTCGTCTCTAGAAATTCCTAAGATTTTACATTTAACTTCGTCCATTGTAGATAGTCTGTCGATTTCTTTTTCTACAACTTGCTTTCTCATCTCGGCCATTTTTAATAGTTTTGCTCTACTCTCTTCTTCTTTCCACATTTGCACAAGATTAATAACTGAAGCTGTTTCTTTAACTTGCTTGCTAAGTCTTTCGCTACGCTTTACTTTAAGATCATTGTTTAATTTTTGTTGACGATTAACGCAATCATTATATTCTTTACGAGCAGTATTACTTGCTTCTACTAGAGCCATTGGAATTTTCCCATCTTCTTGAATAGCTAAGTCTATTTGATCTTGTAATACAGTAATTGTTTGTTGAATATTAGAAGATATAAGTACTTCTGTACAAAGCACGATATATTGATCAACTTCTTCTTGAGTTAAATCTGCTTTGTTATATGTATATCTTATAAAGCTACTTTCAAATAATTCGCGATCTGGTTCGTTATCGTAAAGATTAATTTGATGAATAAACCTATGAGTATTCATATAACCAATTAGTGCATTGATTTCTCTTTTTTGAGCGTGAGTTATTTTTGTTTTAT